ATGAAAAAATTAATATCTGCACTATTGTTAATGACATTATGCATTATGCTTGTGCCACCGCAAAATGTGAGTGCTGCAGTAAAGATTAGTAAAGCTAAAGCTACCATGGAAGTCGATTCTACACTTAAATTAACGATCAGCGGAACAACAAGTAAAGTTTCATGGAGTTCAAGCAAAAAAACCGTAGCGACCGTGAGTACCTCTGGTACCGTGACAGCAAAAGCCGAAGGTAAAACCACCATAACCGCATCTGTAAGTGGGAAAAAATATACATGCTCAGTTACAGTAGTAGATAGTAATAAAGTAGTAAAAGAAAAGACATTAAGTGATTTAGTTGAATACCTAAAAAGTAATGCAGTTTTATCCGGGAATGAAACCCAAATGGACGCATCAATGATTGGTGCGGAAAACGGTGTGAAATATTCAGATTCAAAAATAGAATTATATGAATACGATATTAACTCAGATAGTTATAAAACAATCGTAAAAACGGAAAAGATAACATTAGAAGGTTTTGGAATTGAAATTCCTGTTAGTGCAATAAGTGGCAAATTTATCATCTTATGCGAAGACGCTAAAAACAAGGATACTATAGTAAAAATCTTTAATGAGTTTAAATAATTACACCCCCGGCGATTAAACCGGGGGCTTTCCTTTGACCTCGTATTTTGACATTTAAGGCGGTTTCAGTTTCAGGCATTCAGTTAACCGTGTTTGCTCACAACGCTCTAATTTACTTATAAATTCACAGTCCTGTACATGGGTTTATCGTCTCATGGACTGCCTTGTCTTAGTCCCGACTTTACCGTCAACTACTAAGCTATGTTTCCTCTGATACTCCCTTATCACCTGATCTGTAATCGGTCCGCAGCTACCATCAATATCAATCTTAAACCCATCCTGATTAAGCGCCCACTGTACCCACTTTACACCTTCGCTCTTGGATCCGAGCCTGATGGTTAGCATAGGTTCTTTATATGGATTCTTGTCCCCGGTCCCATCCTCTAGTGCCATTACTACATGGCTGCCTTCTTTAAGGTAGATACCGCCACGCTTAGCATATTTATCACTGGTCAAATGAGCTGCGTCCATGTATAGTTTAAATTTACCGGTTGCCATAAAATTCGCACGGATAGATCTGGTAGTGCTCGATGGCGAAATATTTAGTCCGGCCAGACGATAACAGGTTGATACCAGGGATGAACAATCAAACTCCCCTTTTGCTCCGACAACCTTACCGCCATTGGCTTTAATAGAATTATATCCGGTGATCCTCTGGGACTGATCATACCCATAGTTAGGATCTGCACAGATTTGTTCCATAAAACTAGTGGCCTTATCCGCTATGACCGGATCCGTACATTCCAGGTATACGTTCCACGGTTTGCTATACCAATTCCGGATACAGATCTCTTTCCCGGTCTGATCGCCTATATTTCCACCGACAATCTTACCGTTTTCATCGATACTTGCATGTCCTATTTTTATACTCATGCGCTCACCGCCAATCTCTTAACCTCTGCTTCGATCTTGGAGTTAATCCAGCCGTCAAAATCTCCAAGTGCCTCCTCGAGTAACACTCTGCCGGTAATACCTAAATGCTGCAGGGCCTTTTCTTTTGCAATATTAAACGCTTCATGCTTGGTTTCCTCGCCCCAATTCTCATCTTTTATTCGGTCAATCACTGTCTGTGCCACATCAGCCACCGCATCGGTTACGCAATCAGTAGCGATAACAAGATACTTTTGGACATTCTTATCCTTAATATTAGCCTCTATGTACTTCCGCAGAGAATTACCGAGTACCACGATTGCCGGAATAACTACAGCCGTGATAAGTGTCATTAATATTTCATTCCAATCCATTAACTCACCTTTTCCCTTTCTAAATCATCTAATCTGTGATTGGCTACTTTCATTTTCTCATCCTGGAGCGTACATCTTTCCTCCAGCTTGTATGTACGTTCAATCAGATTGTTGTGCTTATGCACCTTGTCTTCCAACTGCTCCAACCTATACGATATCAAAGCAGCACTTTTCCGTTGTGAGAAATAGGATCCTGCCAAGGTACCAGCAAGACTTAAACTCCCTGTTATTATCGCTACGATTATCACATCATTCATGCATGATATACCATCCTCTCTTTATATAATAAAAAGGAGCCCGAAGGCTCCTATTATTTTGATGTTATTCAGTTACTTCCGGAACTTCTTCCGGATGAATTAGTTTGTATAATTCCGCTCCCTGCTCCTGCGTCATGGTGCCTTTGGTCATATGGAAATCTATCATTAGTGTCAGTGTATTGGTATCTATGGACCGGTCGGATATTGCCTTCTGAAAACTCTCAAACCTATCAAACATAATCATCCCTCCCTTAAGGTTCTAATGCGGTTAATCTTAGGTCGAATTCTAAGTTAATCGCATTCTGCTTGATTAATCGCTTATTTATCTCTGTTATGGCACCGCTGTTAGCAAGGATTACCGCTTTATCAGATAAATTGTAAGTCACATATACTTTTGCATTGGCTGATTCATTAGGTGTCACAGGCTCTTGATATATGGTGCCATTAGGATAAACTTCGATACCGCCCTCGCACTTAAAACCGCTGCTGTCACCGTCAATGTAGGTAACTGGTACTGCTAACGGGTATATAATTTTTGTGCCTGCTAGAGCTGCTTGGGCTGCTGCTAAGTTGGCATATGTGCCTTTAGCAGTTATAATACATAAGTTATTATTACCTGACGCTGTGTAAGTAAAGAATTTACCAATATCAGATGCGGGTATTTGTGCCTGATAAATCGTTTCTGACATCCCATTAACAATAATTTGTTTGGTAATAGTGTTAGATGCGCCTAAAACAGTGCAATCGGTCGGTAGCATGCATTCATAATAGTCAACTTCTGTTAGCTGATGACGTGCTATAACATCACTAGCCTGTAACACATATTCCTTTGCTCTCTTGACAAGCATCTTTACGTTGTTAACTTCCTCCACCGTGTCGACAATACCGTCTGGTAGTCTATGAAGTTGCATTCCTGCTGGAAGCGTATAGACTAATTCAGAAGATTGGTAAGGCTCATACGTTGTAGCTGTAGTGCCTTCTTCGAGCTGTATGTCAAAGTAATCAACATCACCAAGAGCAGCAGTTGCGCCACTTGCGTAGAAATTAATCCTAACCCGTCCATCAGAAGGGCATATAAAGGTTAGAGTATAATTATTTGATGATGTCCCACTGATTGCACCTGACATAGTATTCTGATAAAAATCTCTTGCAGAAATTACACCTTCACCATTCCGAACTACAACATTATTTGCACGAAGTCTATATGCAACATTAGATTTTAACCTAGTAAATATTACATACCCAAAACGGTAAGTTCCGCTAGACAACCCTTTAACATTAAGCCCATTTTGAATCCTTGTTATTGCGGCACTAGATTCATTAAGTACAATGTTTGCCCAATCAAATAAATTCTTACCTACGCTAACAATCTTTCCACTTCCTACACCCTGTAAACCATTGATGTGATGGTCATACATAAAATCGCATTGCTCTTTGGTGAGGGTGTCCATGCCTAATGCATCAAGATTAATCGCCATTATATCTTTGACTTCCATTACTTTCCCATTGGAAGTTGCTACATCGGCATAGGCACAAGAGAACTGTACATATGTGGCAAGTTTATCCCCTGCAATTGTAATAATACCGCTCATGTCATACCACTGATTAGCGATAGGATAATTTACCATCTTAACAAATGCTGAAGGGTTACTAACAAGCGTAGTTGCTATATTTAATACGTCAGCACTTAACACCCTTTGAGAAGCTCTAATAAACCATTTTTCTCCTGTTTTGGTTGAAAATCTGTTTTCTGCTACTTGTACAACATAAGGTGTTGTACTTGTGCTATTGCCAGTAACTTTTAATGCGTTATCGCTTGCTGATATGGTTGAATATACACCCGTCCACCCAACAGTTCCATTACTAAAATCACCATTCTTGACCGAATTTACCGCAGTAAATCCCTCCACCTCCACATCACTCTGCCCTTCGACCAGTGATCTGAAGTCCTGCTCAGCTCCTGCTGTATCTTTTCCCGTGCCCGCAGAAAAGACGGGTTTGTGTTGGGATAAGGTACTTTCGACTGCAATCCCCTCTGATTCCAAAGCGACCATCTTGTTATCCAGGTCATCAATACCCTTATCCAACTTGTTAAGATTAGAGGCATTAAGCGGTGTAGCGGTAGAAGGTTTATTGATCCAGTTAATCCTGTTGTATATCTTCGCCATCCTTTTTATCTCCTTCCTCAGATTCTAGTTTTCTCTCATACTCAACTGCTTGCATAGACTGTAACCTTAGCTGCGTAAGTATATCGGAAAAAACTACTTCAAGTACTGCCGGAGGAAGCTTTGCATTGTTAACCAGATCCTGCAATCCTCCTTTTAGTTCATGTATTGCCGTATTAATACCTTTCATAAAATCCTCCTTAAATTAATCCATAAGCTTGTAATACATCGATAAGTGACCTAAGCTTTGTTACAGTCTGCTCCAAAGTTGATCCAGTTGCTAAGTCCGCAATTGCAGTTTTTGTTACTGGCGTAGCACCAAAGAGCCCTAAAGTACCACCACTTTTGTGAAATATATTTTTAATATGCAGGTCTGTCCAAGGATAACTGCTATTACCTAAATCAAAAGGATATGATGTACTACTTGAACTTGGTACAAGCTCCCTTGATGAATTTAATGTTATTGTAAATGATGAGTCTGAATATAATGTGTTAATCAAGTTTCCGTTTTGGTAAATATTTTTAAAGTAACCGTTTGTCCATGGATATGAGCTACTACCAATTGAGAATGGATACGAGCTACTATTTGCATTTGGGACAAAAGCCCTTGATGAATCTAACGTTGCATAGTAAGCCGTTGTAGCGTACAAAGCACTTATATCACTTGCAGCTAAAAATGTCTTTTTCGTTCCCCCTACATATATTTCATCAATGTATAGAGTATCAATATAGCCCTTATCCCATGTATTATTGCTGTTTCCTATGCTGAATGAATAATCACCTGGGAGCAATTCTTTTGATGTAGTTAATCTAACTCTCGGTTGTATTGGGCTACCGGCTGCATACAACGAATCTACAAGTGTGGGTTTAAATTCATAACTACCAATATAAAGCTTATCGACCCTTGCTTCATTAATGTAAGCATTCTTTTTATCGGACGAATTACCAATTTGAGCATAAACATAACCGGTTGTCAGACTGTTAAATTTAAGGGTAGATGATATTTCTTTTGATTGTTGACCCTGTTGGTATATTGTCCTACCTGCAGTAATAGCACCGCTGGTAATGTCAATATACTCATACCAAACACCATAAGTATTGCCATCCCACGCCGAAGAGCTAAATTGCCCGCCTTCAATAGTTGAACCCTTAATAACAGAGCCCTCAACTAAACCGCTGAATTTAGCATTTACTGCCTCAATGCTACCATCCAAGTTGATTTTAAAGTTATTATTGGCAGTTATTACGCCTTCCAACGTAATTTTATTAGCTGATATTTTTACCTCTTCAGGACTTAAGTTAATGGCAGCAATAACCTGATTAGAACTAACCTTAAGCGTAATGTTACCTGCCAAAATATCTATCTGTCCAATCAAGATGTTTTCTTGACCTGTAGCCCTGCTCACTTCAGCTGTAATAGCATTGGCATTTTGTGTGATAGATGCCTTGGCAGTGACTAAATCAGCTGCTACCTCATTAGCTTTAGTATCATCTGTATACTTAACTGCCTTTTCCCAGTCACCGGCCACATAACTACCGGTTGCCCTCGCTGTTTTACATTTGTATAGCTCGCCATTCTGCCCTTGTGTCCATAAGTCTCCGGCATCATAAGGGGGGACGGGTTGAGCAATAAACACCCTACGCTTACTATCTGCGGTGTCCTGGGCTTTTTGTGCATCGGCCAGAGCCTTAGTGATATCGGTATCAGTTATCTTAACCCATGAATATACTCCGCCAGCTAATTGCCACCGATATGCATACCCGTTTGATGTATTGTAGAATAAGTCGCCAAGATGAATATTTTTTTTTCTGTAGTATCCCAACCCGTTGCAGGAGCGTTTGAGTTTGTAGGCTCATAATTATAAAACCAAGTTGTAATATTACCATCAATCTGGTTCTGCAGGTCATTCAAGCTTCCAGCTACTGTGTCCGCATACGTTGATAATTCATTCTTTGTAGCATAGGTTTGAGATGTTTCTTGCTTAATTTCATCAGCTGTAAGAGTTATCTTACTATCTAGTTGTCCTTCTGCAGTTGATGCTCTGGATGCTTCTGCTGATATAGCAATTGCAGTCTGATCAAAACGCGTCTGAGTATTCTGTGCCAGGTCTGATACTTCCGTCTGTATTCCTTCGACATCTTTTTTTATCTTCGTTGCTTTGCCCTGAAGCTGAATAACCTCATTGTTAACACCGTGGTTTTGTTCCCTTTCCTCCGATCCATCAGCTGAGTACTCGTCCTGAAGGACCTGTATTCCGGAAAGAGTGCGTTTAAATACATAACCTGTAACCGGATCCTCAGTCTTGAATTTAATTGTGTCTCCTACTTCGATATAAGGCAGACCAATATTTTTACTTTGATAAGGCCGGTACGGTCTCCTGTTAATATTAGAGAAAGCATTCCATGCTATTGCTTCCAGCTCTGTGGCTGATTTACCGAAAACAAGGAAATTACCCTCAATAACATATGCATTCGTACCGGTTCCGACTATTGCTCCAATATCATGTTCTTCCGAACGGATCTGAAGCTTATCAATACCCTTTACGGTATACTCTTCAAAAGTTACTGGGTGATACATACCTTCATCAAGCTCAGCAGCATGGGAACCATCCTGGAAGAATGATGTATCTGTATCTACAACCGGGTTAAGATCCTCTGCAGGATACAAATTAATTGTTGGATACAAACCATATGCCGGCTCGAGGATGATATGAACGAACTTGCCCAGTCTGTTTATATGACCGAAACAGCCGTTTATTTCCTCACAGGCTTCCAATACCTTTCTACCACTTAATTGTGTGGGCTCTATGGTCTTCTGGACAAGCATGGAGTCGTTTGGAAGGGACCGCAGCTCCTCCACAATCCCCAGGTATGAAAGCAGACTTGCCCGGAATGCAGCAAGCGTCATCGGAAAAGATCTGGTATTATACCATGAAGATACATCATCATCTGCTTTCTTTAGTTTATCGTAAGCAATAACATCCTTGAATATGAGATTGTCCTGTTTCTTGGCTGAATCAACCTTGTATTTGCCAAGTGGGACCGTATAGCCGCTGATCAGCTGGTTAATAGTAAACTCTTGTCCCTTTAGCTCTTCCGGAACATTAGCCAGGGTGAATTTTATCTGTGCTGCTTCACATGCACCAAACCGAATATCATGATCCGAAAACAAACTTTCATCCAGTTCAAAACTATCATCTACAAAGCGGTCGGTATTTACGGTTAAATTTAATGCAGGGACATTTAACTGCAAATCCTTCCGAACGTTCTTTGATACCTTAGGGACTGTATCATTCTTATATATTGTTTTAAGAGCTTCTGCAATATCTAACATCACTGATCCCCCTCATATGCAATAAAGGTTATCTCCAAAGCGTTATATATCGGTTGTCCATACCTGTCCTGACTCTTATGAACATATTCGATATCAGGTACATAAAACCTTGCAGTCTTATAGGAATCGGTTTCATCATTCCAGTATTCCATTGTGATAACATCCCTGGGGATAAAGAAGGCCTTCATGATAATCTTTTGTCCATATGTAAAACCGTCTATCGTTTTTATTTTTACTGTACTTCTCTGTACCGAAAGGATATTTCTGTGCAGCGCTCCAATTCCATCAACATAGCTGTTCTTATCAGTCCGCTGATTTGGTGTATTCGAGTACCCTTCATGCGCCAGGAGGCGGTTGGGAAACGTTGTACCGTTAACTTTTATGTAATATCCACTAAATGCCATAACCCTACCTCCTTCCTAATATGCGAATGCTGATTTACCTGTTTGCTTCCGATATTCTTTATCGGCTTCAATAATACCTTCTAATATTGCTTTGTTACCAACCTTAATAGTGAAATGAGCCATTTCACCAGTGTTACCACTACGTCTGTTCATAACATTCTCCAGCGCTTTTTCAATAGCTGAAGTAGGAGAAACAATCTCCGGTTCTCGTTTGTTATCACCGAGCACTGCAAGGAATTCACCATAATTGGCAGGTACCACTGTACCGGTTGCTAATTTAGGTATCTTGGGAGCTGTCAACTCTTTTAAATTAAATCCGACATGTCCACCACCTAACCAATCAGGCATATCGAAGCTTATACTGTTTATAGCTTTTATTACGGCGTTTATACCTTTGACAATACCACCGACTAAACCATTGATTAAGTCAATAATAAGATTAATTGGAATTTTGACCACTCCAACTAAGGCATCCCATACACCCCCAAATATGTCTTTGATTCCTTCCCAGGCCTTCTTCCAATCTCCAGTAAACACTCCGGTAATAAAATCAATTATTCCACCGAGTGTCTTGCCAAGCCCATTAATTACTTCTCCTATACCGGAGAACACTGTATCAAAAGCCGGTTTCAATGTATCCCATAGAACTTTGATAATAGGGTTGATAACCTTTTCCCATAAGAATTGTAATACTTCGATTACTTTCTTAAATATTGGAATTACAGTTTTATTCAATATTTGATAAATACCGTCCCAAGCTTTTTTTAGTACACCACCTACGGCATTAGCTAACGGTAAAACAATCTTTTCCCATAGCATTTTCAATAGATCTGATAAAACTTTAAATACCGGTTGTAAGACAGTACCAATAAATTTTCCTAACGGAACTAAGATATTTTCCCAAAGGTTTTTGAACGTATCAATTAAATTAGGCAATAGTGTGTTAACAAAAAAATCAATAACAGGTTTTAGGATTTTTTCCCATGCATCTGTCAATACCGTTCCAACAAAATCCGCAAGAGGCTGCAGTGCAGTCAACCAAGTCTGCCCTAAATCCGCAATTGATTGCCGGAAGCTTTCACTACTGTTATATAAGTCAATGAAGCTGTATATCAATAGCCCGATCGCTACCACCGCAATAGTTATCGGACTTGTAATTGCTCCGATTATTGCACCTATTCCGCTTAAAATTGTGCTAAGCAACGTACCACTACTAATCAATCCGGCCAGAGAGCCTAATAAAGGAGCCATTGCTGCAATCAAATTCATAACTCCAAATGCTGCAAAAAAACTACCAATTATAATTGCTGCATTTGCAACGACCTCTTGATTATTTAGTATCCAAGCAGATAAGTTATTTAGTGCATCAGTCATTAAATTCAAAATCTCTATTATAAGCCCACCTGTCCAAGTTGCTATAGGTAACAAAAAATTTTCCCACAACCATACTCCGAGCGGTTTAAGTACCTCAATCACAGAACTTACTACCCCAATCGTAGCTCCCAAGTTATCTAAAAATGCTGGTATGTATTCTGTGACCGTCCAGGATGCAAATGGAACCAAAACATTATCATACAACCACCTAAGCCCCTGTCCAACATTATCAGCAAATGGTGACACGGCTGTTTTAAGCCTGTCAAACGCATCAAATGATGGTTGTAATGCACTTTTAATCTTTTCTGCTATACCAGATAGACTTTTTTCTAATTTAGTTGCATCGACCGAACCTATCTCCGGAGTCAAACCTATACCAGATCCACCATCTATATCTAATAAGGAATCAGATGCTATTTCTGCATTATCTGCTATATTATCTGTAATATTATTGATCTGATCAAACCCAGATGCACTTCCTTTTGCATCTTTAGAGGCTTTTTTCGCTGACTTACCCATATCGGACAAGCCTGCGCTTGCATCCTCGGAACCTGATGCTATAGCTGCCGTATTTTGTACCAGATTATCAGTTGCACCACCTAAACCAAATACTGATGATAATACTTTGCCCGCTGCATTCGCCATGGATATCATGTATGACATGGCCGTATTCAGAAACCTTACTGCAGGAGTCAGTACCTGAATTAACCCTTGACCGATAAGTCCTAGGAACTCTTTCCACCGCTCTGTTAATACTCTAGTCTGATTCGCCCAGGATCCGGAAGTCTTTGCAAAGTCACCGGCTGCTAAGGAAGTCTTCTCCATAAAATACAGTTGTCTAACTAATAATTTTTGATCAGCAGCCATTTCACTGTATGCTGTTTTGAAACCTTTTTGTAATGCAAATAGGGATAAATTCGTCTCTGTCGCCACCAGACCTATCGCCTTCAATGGCTCCGTCTCTCCAGTGTAAATCGCCTTACCAATGGTCTGAACTTCTTCCTTGGTCTTATTATAAAACGACATAATATCAGCAAGCCTACCAGTAATATTTACTGCCATATCGGATGCTGTATCTGATGCCTGACCCATTCCGGTAGACATAGCCATGAAAAGCGATCCCATCTCTTTAGCCGCTAATTTAGATAATCCAAAGGTATCGATGGAGGTCTTCGCAAAATCTTCCATCTTATAAGCCATGTCACCAAATGCTGTATCAACAACGTTTTGAACTTCCTGTAGGTCACTGGCTGTATCGATAGCCTGCTTGCTATATCTAACCAGCTGCCTAACACCAAACACTAAAGCCATTGTTTTACCAAGGCTTAATAAGGTACTTTTCATACCATTGGCCTGTGACTTTATTGTATTAGTACCACGTGCAAATCCCTCTGTATCTATCTGGGTATCAAATTTCAAACTACCATCAAATGCGATATGTATCACCCCTTTCTAACCGAGGAGTTTCTCAAAATATTCTTTTTCTGCCTGTTCTTCAGGCGTGAGTTTCACTTTAATATCAATGAGTTTCTTATTTTCCCTATAGAATTCCTGCTCATATTTCTCTAATTTCTTACCTTTGTTTTTCTTTTGTCGAATATTAATAACAGTCGAAAAAAGACCTTCTCCGATTTCATTAAAGTATCCAAGGAAGGTCCACCAGTGAAGATATTCTACTGATCGCGTTTCATAACCAGCCACTTTATTTACAGCCGAGAAGATAAGCTGCTCATCCTGTTCCCAGTCCATAACCTTCTTTGCTTGTTGATGATTTGTGTTTTCATCCGGCTCGCCGCCGCCATCCAAAAACCATAGCGCTTTCTCCTGGGCTTCATGGTAATCTTCAAACGGTATGCTATCGAAATCCTCATAAATACAGTCGAGCATTACGATACCTTTTTCCTGATCCGATAACTCCAGATCGTTATAGGCCTGGAATATCAAAAGAGCCACCCGAAAATCACTCCGAATAGCTCTTTCAATGTTATTGATATTTAATTGTTTTGGTAAGCAACCAATCATATTACTTCACCTGACTTGTATATTTGCCAATTCGCTTCTGGCTCGCTGCCATCTCTGATTTAACTTCCTTCTCTATCACTGGAATAATGGAATTCAAGAATCGTTCATATAAAGGAACTCCCTTAACCATCCCAAGTGGACTCTGATGTCCAAATGCAGCCTCTGAAACCGAGCTATTGAAGATATAATCAATTTGCTTTTTAATCGTGTTGCTGATGCCCTGAACAATTTCAGCAGCCTTACCAATCAGCTCAACCGGAGATCCGTCAGCCTTAAGCTCTATATCCTCATCTATCTGAGTGGCTTTTTCAATCTCTTGATAAGCTACATTTATGCGCTCTATGATGCCAAAATCAGCCGGATTAAACCGAATTACCCTGTTCGGGTCATTGTTTATACTAAACTCCTTAAATCCATCATCAAAATTCAAATTTTGCATGATATATCCCTCCTATAATATGGGCAGTGGGAAGGAGGTAACCACCGCCCACCAAATAAATACTAAATGGTTAATTAAGCATCCGGTGTAAAGGTCTTGGTTGCCAAAACAAATGTACCTTTTACGCGGTTACCGGTATTATGCACATTGAATGGAATCTGATAACCGGTTGTATCGCCGCCGTAGGAAACAACCTCAATGATTGCATCCTCCTGATACGCAACGTAAGAACCTTCCGGAGCCGCAGCCTCCCAGAGATGCACCTCAACAGTTTTTGTCTTAAGATCATCCAATGTCTGACGTTCATCCACGATTTTCTGCAGCCTAGTAAACATAGGGTCACCAACAACCGCAAAATACGGTTCAACTGATGCCTGGGGCTGATATCCGTCAATGGAGGTTACACTCTCATTCAGGATATTTGTTTTAGTCTCGACATTGGCATTCATCTCAACCGTGTACTCTTCCAGATCCGATCCAAGGCGATTATATACCGCCGGACCAGCTACCGGAGCAGAGTCAATGAAATGTGCCATGTACTTTCTTTTAATTTTGCCTGTAATAACTTCAGCCATTATAGTAATTCCTCACTTTCTAAATGGTATTGAGCATAAATCTGTAACTGATACGTTACTTGTCCGCTCAATGTGCCTTCCTGGTATCCGTAAAGCATACCGTTAGCACCGCTGAGCTTTGTTAATTTACCTGTCACAATCTGCTCGTCAATAGTAACTTCGATTGATTGACCATTGGCTGCATGTTCGAGCCAGTAAACCAAATCCAATAAAAATGTACTATTTGCTAATCTCTGATAATCATTGAAACCATCAAATACCGCATATAGCACGAAATTATGTGTTCTATCCTGATTACCTAGGATATCTTCTTTTATCAGCTGATCACCCGTCGGATATAATCCACAACAACCGCTATCTGCTTCGTTAAAATCCACATCCACACCCTTGTTTAAAGCGCTGATCTGTGGAAATTCTGAAATAATCTGCTTTACTAATTCAATAATATTCATCTTCCACCTGCTATCTTCTGAGCTCCCCGGAGGATCTGCTCTTTCTTATCAGCCTTCATGCGCTCGAACCAAAACGGACCGGCCAGTGAATTCTTACTCGTGTTATGTATAAGATCCTTATCGGTTAATACTTTACTCTCTCCATGGCTCCAGGCACTACCGGTGATGGAAGATACCATCAGTTTGCCGTAATACTGGTATCTAGCATATGGAGCATTTTGCTTGATGTCTCCGGATCCTATTTTTGTTCCCATGGTAGCGCTTTTAATAAGTATACCGTTTAGATTAGGAGTGTAAGGATCCATCAGCCGAATTACTTCCTGGTCGATAAATTTCTGTGTCCTTCCGTTAACCTGGATGCCTCTTTCCTGGCATAGTTGATTTATGGATTTCATTTCAAGGTTATAATTCATAATATCACCTACTTACAGGATATTTGATAGTGCTGCATTACCGGGCTGCCATATAGCTTACCATCTGCTACCGTGACTGTATAAACATCATGAGTAGCTTTTAGATCTGTCAGTGACGCCGAAATCGTCTGCAGAGATGTATTATCAAATTCAGTTTCTACAATATCCTTAATAACCAGATCCTTGCCCGTAGTAAAGTTCAGTCCATCCGGAGCGCTGCCGGTCGGTATGAATACCTTCACTGCATCGGATGATGTCAGCCCGGTCTTCTCGATCAGAGCTTGCTTGACTTCCTCCCAGAATACTTTCCGGATAACCTCCCGGGTGAATTTACCGTCCTTACTGCAGGAATACAGCGTCATATCTGCATTGGTATACATATCAACACCCCCGATACAATAAGCCGGTCATTGCAAGCCAGTTATAGATGATACTCCGAACCGATACACTCAACAGTTTCTCCTTGGCTTCCGGGCTCACATAGGATACCGCGTATTCCCCAACCTTTTCTGAAGCAATTCCTTTAGTGTCTTCCTGATCTGCTCTGAACAGAGCCTCAGCAACCTCACAGCAACACATCTGGAGCTCATCCGGTAAGGTTGCATTCTCATCCACATTATCACCGGAATACTTCTTAATCCTCTGAGTAGCTTTCTGAGCTAATTGAGGGAAATCGGCGGCACTAATGACCGCCGTCCTACCCTGCAAATACTTTTCAGTATAGTATTCTTTTGTGGTATAGCTAACCATAAATACCGCCCACCCTTTCTTAAGCTACAATAGTTGACTTATGTAAATAGATACCGGAAATCTTATTCTCATATGCATCAGCGATACCTACATTTCTGTAGCCATACTTCCATGCATCTGCATCCTGATTTGCTTCAGGAGTGATGATCTTCGGAGCAACTCTCTTCTGGAACTGGATAGCAGCCGACTTCTCTACAACAAGGAAGTTGATATCATTTGCACCAACTTTTCTGATGTATCCACCAGCCGTCTGGCCTTCAGTCTTGCCATCATATTGAGTAATCTCGGTATAGAAACGGCTCTGAGGAATCTGAACAATTCCTGCGAAGCGCTCCAGCACCTTTGCAGACTTCGTTGTGTCCTGATCCTGAATAAGACCATAAAGAGTAGGAGTGATGAATAAGTATCTAGACTGAGTGTCAACCTCATCCTCATCCATGGTATTGGTTGCAACTCTAAGAGCGGAGATAAGCTTAGTTGCTGTATCAAGCGCAGCTGCATCTACGGTTGAAATACCTTCAACACCAGCGTATGTAGCCATACGGAAAGCATCCAACTCAGGTACTACTTTGGTACGGATAAATTCAGCTGCAAGTTTACCAAATGCAATTCCCATAGTCTCCTGATCGTCTAACACATCGATCTGGAACATACGACCACGATCAAAATTACATTTCACAGTCTCAAATTCAACCTTTGCATCACCTGATACATAGCCGCTACTTCTAGCATATTCGCCTAGACCGTCCATGCTGATCTTAGGGATTACAATTTCATTAGCATTCTGTCCCTGTCTCGCTAATTCATTAGCACCATCCAATATGGATGTCAGAGATGCATTTTTATAAATCTCATCGAGTAAGGGGGAATAGCTCTTAAATAATTCAATCATATTTGCCATAATTTAATTACCTCATCTTTCTTTTATTTTTCCGGAGGCAAGCCCATAATCGCTCTCATGGATGCCATACTGGTATCACCTGCAGGAGGATTGTTTCCAGTGGGCTTTACTCCTTTGTTAATAGGTTCATCCGACCCGAATAAGTAATCGTTCTCGGTTTTAACTGCTTCGAGGGCTTTCTTAATATCCTCAGTCTGGTTCTTACTACCCTTAAGAGCTTCGATATCCAGTAAAGCCTTTACCGTTTTACTGTTCTTTGCGCCGGTAGCCGTAATTGTGCTGTCGAGAAGGGAATTAAAATCCCTGTCAGCAAGATCTTTCTGATACTGATCGTCTTTATCCTTAAGAGCTTTATTGAGTTTATCAATTTCACCTTTAAGGTTGTTAACGTCAACACCTTCGAAGCCTTTTAAAGTCTCTTGAGCTGTCTCAAGCTGTCCCTTGTAGTTATCTCTTTCGAGTTCAACCTTAGCAAGTTTATCTTGCTCTTTTGCGATATCCTTGCCATTAAGCTTCTGAATCTCTGCAATTTGCTCCTCAGTCAATCCGAGTGCTGTTAAATCTTCTTTCTTCATGTATCAATCTCCTTTTCACTAATAAGTTGTTTTAGGTGTTTAACTATCCACCAAGTGACCGACTGTTTTAGGTCTAATCATCTGACCATATAAAAAGCACCTGAATAATCAGATGCTTAATTTTAGATATAAAAATACCACCTACCGTAATGATAGATGGCATTAATATGTTATAAATTCAACTGAAATCATTCCGTTAGTATCTTTCCATTCCGCCCAACATAGATTGTCAAGCCATACATCTGAAACATTATCCACTAACCAGTTGGGTTCGAATTCATTCGCTTTATCTAAAGGAATTAACCATCCCCTTAAATCCTCACCTTCCATATCTTCGAGGAAGAACTCTCTGCCTTCACCACAATCACAAAAGAAAACTTTCCCCTGATTCTTTGCAGTACTCTGAATCAAATTCCAGAATTTATTGAATTTTTGGTTTTCTTGCGTCCTTAACCCTTGCATTTTCAACTCCTCCCTTCAATACGGTTACAAATTTACCGTTATTCACAACCACTACATCCGATCCTTTAATATAAAAATCTGATATCCCTGGTTGACCTCTCCAATCTCCAGGTACTATTTCATCCCGATTATCAATTATGTCATTGATTATGTTGCCCAGCTTCATTCTATCATCCTGATTACTTGGGTCAAGTCCATAATCTTTTGCATGCCTTTTAACCTTATTACCAAATTGCTTATCTGTCATTATTATATCGCTTTTCTTAGATTTTGCAACCAGTTTTCCTCCGGGATCTACTCTTCCGAGACCATCCATATAGATGCGTTCTTTTTGCTGAGGCAATTTCATCTTCTCGGAGAATAACTTATATTTTCTCATGGTTTCACGATAATCAATCTGTGCCGTCAGAATATCATCCGCAGCTCCATCACCTGATTTCAGTAGTTTGATCCTCTGCCTTTGAGCTCTCATGAGTGTTTCAAGCTGCCTCTGACGCTGTGTAGCCTCATAAGTGGTGTATTCCTTACCATTGAACACTTTAGGTTTGTTCTCAGCAGCATTCATATTATCGAGTTCTTCATCACTCCACTGCCGTTCAGACACTCCTTCAATAAACGGGTAATAGCTATGATAGCAATTCCACCCCATGAGCCCTGGGCCGGTACCCAAACCGCATACTTCAACAAGCTGCTGTTTAGTATAAACCCTGCCCTGCCACTCCTGATGAGAAGGCCTTGCAGAAGCATGCCAGGACACTTCGAATTTGTCAGTCCCAAGCTGATCTGCGTTACTCTCATTAATATGACTTGTCACTTGGGTAATTCCAGTCATTAATGCTCTGCGAGCTGCAACATCGATCCGGTTGCTCCATCCATTTGCATAATCTACCCTTCTGAGTCCGCTTTTGGTCATTTCCTTAACAACCTTTTTGAGTGTGCTGTTATAATCAAACGTGCCGGTAGTCACTCCCATGACAGCAGTATCGAGTACCTGCTGTAAGTATTGAGACATAGGAGCAAGCACCTGCTTACCACCTAAATCAATGGTAAATCCAATCGTTTGAGTGATATTAACCATCTCTGATTTAGTCTGTGTTATAACAGCTTGTATCAACTGCTGGAGCTCCTGATTTTCTTTGAAAGGTACGAATTCCTTACCAACTGCTTCGTACAGCTTCTTATCACGAGCATATCCGGACTGGATTACATTGCTATATAACCTATCCATCTCATCGTTGGTTAACTTCAATGTCTGCTGTATCTGTTGCTGTATGTAATCTGAGCTTTTACCAGTCTGTACCATGCGGTATATCTGCCAGTCAGCCGATCGGGTAATCTCATCATTAATGCGAATACGACGAATGATATCCTCCATGATACGGATTTCTAATTCAGCCATGCGCCGCTCAATCTCGATCGGCATTTGCTCAAGTTCTGAAGGAGTAAACATTTTCCCACCTCCTACGGAATTATCTCAGCCGGCTCATTAATCATCTTGGCAGCTGTCTTTTCATCCTCATGGTACCATTTCATACGGTATTCAAGAAGTGTCATAGCACCGATTGCAACATCAGCTTTGTCCTGGGCTCTCTCTGTTTCCTCATCGACCAGGATACTGTCCTTGAAATCACAGATATATTCATAACCGGTTGTGGCCAGGCTGTTATAGAAAGCGAGAGCATCAACCAAGTCACTCAAGCAATCCTTGAGGTTGCTTTGAATAGCAGTAACCATATTGTACTTACGCTTCTTTGCTGTTTTAACCTCTGTAGCTGTTTTTTCTATCATAGCCGGGTTAGAAATATCACCGTAGGACAAGCCGACACCAAACTCAATGTCACGCTTGTACTCTTCCAGTCCGTTAATAAATGACTGCTCCCTGAACTCAGGAGAAAATGTATCAAACAGTTCCTTCCCGTCACCGGGAGATACATCAACAGCTCTGTATAATCTCTTATTAAGCCTTGGTAACTTTCTCTCACCAGTAACTTTATCCGTTTTTAAAGCTGCAGGATCTACATGAACAGCTCTTTCACCAGATTCAAACTCCCAATCAAGGCGCCCAAATTGTATATCCGCCTTTTTAATTGTATTTATTTTCGGGTCATAGATTGATACACCATTAAAGGATCCGTCAATCATATTCTTAATCGGATTCCGATAATATCCAAAGTCCGGTTTAGGGAAAGGAAACCATATATCCGGTACCAGATCGGCCCAATCATCTACATCGGTGAGAGGAACTTCTCGACCTAACTCATTTACATTCTTGGCATGAAATGCCTTGTTGGTGATAGTCAAACCCTTTTTATCAACTGCATGATATTCAAACCGGCGATAGATATCATCCTCTTTGATTTTCTTAGTCTCGATGAATACAACCTTCATCAGACGTCCACGGCTATCAAACTCTATGGGGATAAAGTTATCCTGGGTAACGTATTCAACTTTGTCTTCTCCGAGTGGCTTAATGATGAACGCACCAAGGGCAAGACCACTCTGTAGGTTCTCATTCAAATCCTGGATAGCTTTCTGATAAATTTTATCAAGCTTATCAACCGTAACCTTCGAAGTCATTTCATTAAGAGTTACGTTAGCAAACTCCCTAACGATGCCTTGCTCAAGCCGAAGAGAGTATACAGCGTCATTATCTATCCATTCAGCTTCGCCTTTATACATTTTGGACCAAATTTCAATTTTATCAACCATCGCATTTGATATGGCTGCATCTACACCAATGGCTTGCTTTACGTTTTTAACTGGAAACACTTTTCTGATCAACTCCCTTACGAATTTTACTATGCTTTCAAACAATACTCATCACCTGCCTTACTGCCCCCTTCTCTTCCAGATCGGGTTCATTGCGTATCTGACCATATCTATAGCATGATTGTCTTTATCCGGATAACCACTGATAACATTACCTTCCTTATCCCTCTCATATTCGTAATTGAGGAATTCATCAGCTGTATGAGGGCATCTCCGATTATCTATGATAATCTCTCGTAGTGATTGCAGCCACTTCATTGAGTAATCAACCGATCCAGGACCCTTCTCAGCACCTCTGGCTAATAATCCATATGAGCGGTAATCACCGATTGATTTTTCCTCTGCACTATCACAGGTAATCAGATCGTTCTCGGTTATGCCCATCTCCCGGAGTTTATCAGCAGTCTGTTTATTAGACTGTTTATTACACCGGTGTTCCATGAAGATAAATAACCGCATTCTAGCAGCATCATAATGCATTCTGCCGAAGTGATAAGGATCCGGATACCAGCCCCAGTCGATACCATTATATAAACGATCAAATTGCTGTAGCTCTTTATCTGTAATTGCCCTGATAGTAACATTGTCAAATACATTACCCCCGGTACCATTAGCAACGCCCATGTACTCATTTTCATAAGCTGTAGGATTTACATCTTTCAGAAACTCAGCTTCATCCAGGAACGGTTTACCAAGCCACTGAGGAGGAACATCTTTATAAGTGCTGTGAGTTACCAACCGGGTTGCCTTAGGTATCTTAATATATTTATTCGCCCAGTTATTAACCGATTTCGGAGGGTTGAATGACTTAAATATATACGCCAGCTCACCACCACGGATTACAGACTGCTCAATCTTACGAACAGCCTCTTCTCCGGTAAACTGATCAAGCTCTTCCAGCCATAGGATAGCAATATAACCAAATGGTACCTTTATTGATTTAACCTTTCCTGGATCATCAGCTCCACGGAAGTAAATCTTCTGGCCGGTGCTCCTTCTGGTAATCTCCAGAGGGCTTACTGTACAGTGAAACTCATCATCAAGCCCAAGCGCCGATATTGCCCATAATATCTGTTGATATACAGAAGTCCGGAGTGTATCAGCAACCTGCCTCATTACTACCGCATGAGTGTCTTCATGCTTCATGATCAGGTCGATCACTTCGAGAGAAACAAAAGAAGACTTGGTTGAACCACGTCCTCCCGGGAATACATATTCATTATATAGCCGCTGCTCTATGTCATGAACAACTTTGATAAATGCGGGTGCAATCATGGAAGCTGGGATTCCGGTATATTTTGTTCCTTCCTCCGGATTGTCCGGTTCTAGCTTCTTAGTTTCAGCCTTCAGCTTCTCAATACGCTGCTTCTGTTCTATTATGTCAAGTTCATCCTTTGTCTTAACCGTTTCAAATATTCTGTATCGTTTTCCGATAAGTTCAGCCGCTTTTGTTCTATCCTGTAAAGATGCATCCATATCAAAAGCATCCTTCTGCTCGCCCCTCATTACAGAAGTGAGGTACTCCATTACTTCTTTAGCGTCCGCAATGCGCTTAGATTCGATATCTGCTAGGCGCTTATCTATATATTGGCGAAGGTAAGGTTTTGACAAGTTCTCTGCGCCGATTTGTTTTGCTGTTTTCTTGCTATATCCAGCTTTGATAGCCGCCTCAGTAGCGTTTCCAGACTTTACATAATTATCACAAAATGCTTTCTGCTTAGGTGATAAATCATCCATCTACATCACCAGCTTTCAGTACATATATGAGGGTTCTTAATAATTCAACCTTCCCATATACCTCTGCTATCGCATCATTATTTTTCCCCTTGGGTTTGCCATAATGGATAATATATTTCGTCACAGGACCATATTCTCCATAGAATTGTTCCTGATTAATCAGTGGCATTATGCCTTTTGCTTTTAAAGCTTTAGATACCTTGTTTATATTTCTCTGTACATTTGACATGACCACCACCTCTCAATCTATTTATTAGAAAATAATATAAAAATATTTGATTTTGACACATTTTGATGTATAATGGAAAATAATACCTTAAGGAGGTTATTGCAATGCGAAAAAATTTTAGAAAAATACCAAAGCATATTAGTGAAAAGCTCGAGGCTTTTCAAAGCTCTACTATCACTACATTTGCATTTCTTAAAGCTAGTAAGCAGGATATCATTGACGGTAAATTTGCATACTTAAATATAAACATAAAAGATGATCAATTGTCATATCCTGAATACTTAATCCCTGACGAAGCGGTTGGTCGCTATAGTAAATACAATCTCGAGGGAAGATTGATAAAACTTAAAGACTTACCAAAAGTAGAAGTAGTTCATTCATTTGATTCTCCTAATTTCGGTGATTCATCAAAAGGTTACCACACAACAACAATAACACATAAAGTATATCAAACTAAATTAATTCCCCCCAAGTTTTTATGTCTTATTTTTAGCCTCAATCCATCAGCGAATGAAGATCAATATATTTTCAAGGTTTATATTAATACTCCCCTATCAAAAACATCTGGTACTTTTTATGAAGACCTATTATTTCAAATAAATTTATTACAAGAAAATATTCACGATTGCAATATTACAGATACTAATATTCTTGATGAAAAATACATTGACACGCAAAGTGTTGAATGGGAGTTGCTTCCCCCAGGAACTCTTGATGTCGACGAACTTATATCAAAAATGGTATCCCCGAAAGATATTAACAATCCAACAATCAGAGCTTTTATGAAAGAAAGGTTGGACTTTTTTAATGGTCTAGGCGCTTTACAATATATAAAGGGAACCAATGTTTTAAGTTCATATAAAGGCGCAAAGTTTTCTGAAAATATTGTTTTATTAGAAAATTTCGATTATGGTAATGCAGTGTATATTTTCAAGGAAAACTGGGAAGCTTTAACCCAATTAAGTCGAACCGAATTATTATCGAACCACTCAGAAAGTATAATACGTATTAAACATACAGTAAATTGGAAAAACAATATAGAAACCGCACTTCATACTCTTTTAAAATAA